AGTTAAAGTGTTTTTGGATTATCTTTTAGGTCAAGTTTTAAAGGTAAAAACTAAAACCAGATTCAGGGGGTCTAACGTACCAGAAGACCAAGATTTAGGTGATTTATTAACAGAACTTAAATTATACACAGACCAGGTTAATAAATATAGATATCAAGAGGATGATAGAAATGAAGATACTGCGTGTTCTGGTTTTGGTGTCAGTAAAATGGTACCTTTTTATAATGAAGAGTTAGATCAGCCAGATATTAAAGTAACTACACCCGATTGTTTAGATATATATCCTGATCCTTATAGTGTACAATATGATTGGAGTGATTGTCAATTTCTGTGTGAGGCTCCTTGGGTAGATGTTAAAGAAGCTTATGCGTTGTATCCTAAACATAAAGTAAGGTTACAGGGTATGGTTAATAATTATGATGGTCAAGTTGATGTTAATGTAGAAGCTGCAAAAGGGCACACATATATAGACCCGAATAAAAAGCGGCTTAGAATTGTAGAAATTTGGTGGTTAGAATTAAACACTAAAAATTATATTTTATTACCAGGTAAAACATCTATAGATGTTGGTGGGTGGGGTGAGGATAAAATAGCCAGGAAAATAAAAAAGACAAAAGGTGCGTTGAGTCGGGAGACAAAGAAGGAAGTAAATATGGCGGTGTTTGTAGATAATTTATTATTAGAATATAGAAAGAATCCTTTTAATATAGCCATGTTGCCTTATACCCCACAGTTTGCTAGGAGAAAAAAGAATGGTCAACCTTTTTCTTTTGTATCTTTAATATTACCATTACAAGATAGTATAAATAAACGAGAAAGTAAAGCGTTACATAGTTTAAATGCTAATCAAGCAATTTATGAAGATGGTGCTGTAATAGATGAGGCAGACGAAGCTAAAAATAGGGCACGCCCTGATGGGGTTATTAAGCTGACAAAAAATGCTTTGGCGCAGGGGCGTTATAGTATTGTAAAGAATACAGACCTCGCAGCTACACAAATGAGTTTTCACAATCAAAATTTAATGGATATTAGAAAAGTAGCAGGGTTTAATCCAGATGCTTTAGGTGAAAAAAGTGAAGTAAGAAGTGGTGTAGGGATTGCCAGAAAACAACAAGCATCTCAAACAGTAATTGCAAAATTTATAGAAAATGGAAGTAGAACTAAAGCTAATGAGGCTAGATTGTGGTTAAAATATGTACAGGAATTTTATAAAGCTCCTATGATATTTTATATAACTGGAGATGTTACTAATAATTTCAAACGCTCTACTAGAATGATTAATGTTAAAAATGATGATACAGGAGAAATAACAAATCAAGTTTCTATTGGGTCATATGAAGTGGCTATTGAAGAAATGAAGGATACGAATACTATGCACCAGGTGCAATTTGAAATGTTGGCAAAAACATTACCTCAGATAGCTAGTTTTGGGCCAGGATGGGGTAAATTATTAGTCAGTTTTAGTGATTTACCGGGGAAGCAGGAAATATTAGAACAGTTTGATAAGTTAACTAAAAAGCCTCCTGAGGTGCCAAAGATTACTTTGAATATAAAATGGGAAGATGCTAGTGAGGAGGATAAGAAGTTCTTTAGACAAATGATGGGAGTGCAAACACAAGCTAATGTTAATGTGAATTCTGTGCCTAGAGGGCCTGGTAATGGCTAATGATTTAGAATTTCAAATACCACATAAAGATTTAGTTGATAATATGGCTCCTGGTGGTAAAACAATTACAGATGTTAATATAGAAAAATTTAAAAAGCAAGGGTTAGATTTTACAGATTGTAATGATGCTACTTTTGAGGATGACTATTCTAAGGGACAAAGGATTGTTAAGGTAAGGGGGCAGAGGAAAAGTTATGTTGTTCCTTCTTTACCGTGGCATAATGATTAATAGATGTTGGTGCGCCCACCACAGGCCTTCCTTCTTAAGGTGGAAAGTTTAAGAAGTATTTTTTCCTCGGATACTTTTTACTTTTCGCCTTAAGAAGCGGCCAACTTATAGAAAGTGAGGAACGAGGATGGTAGAGGAAGAAATAAAAGTAGAAGAAGAAAAAATAGTTGAAGAGGTGTCTTTGATGGGTATTGGTGGATTGGATGAGGAACTTGTTGAGGTGAAGGTTAGCGAGGAAAAACCATCTGTGAGGGCAGAAAAGGAAGAAATTGAGGCAGAGAAAAAAGGGGATAAGAATAAGGAAGAAAAAGAAGAAGAAATACCTGCCAAGGTTGACCCTAATGTAGAGGGGGCTGAATGGGAAAAAGAGGAGAATCCCTATAAAAAGAGGTATCTGGATACTCAAAGTTGGGGCACAAAAGCTACACAAGCTAGAATTATCCTAGAACAGCAAAATGCTAAATTAGAGGCTAATATTGCTGATGTAAGAAAGGAATTAGAGTTATCAGAATATAAACCTTCTGTAGAAGAATCATCAAAAGAAGAGTTTACAAATCGTTTAGCTATATCAGAAAGAGCTACCTATGTAGCTTATGGTCAAGGAGATGTTAAAAAAGGGGAAGAATTAGTTAATGAATTAATAGGGCCAAAATCTGGGTTTTTGGAATTAGCTCAGGGCAATCCAGCAATACGCCAAAGGTTTCTTAATTCAATATCACCAGCAGCAGAAGCAATTCTTATAATGAAAGAACAAAACAAATTATCGGCTTTTGGTGACAAAACGCCAGAGGAATTTAAAGCTGAAATACGAAAAGAATTAGAAGAGGAAGTAAAAACAAAAGCAACAATTAAAGATAAATTAAAGGACGCACCAAAAGGTTTACCGAGGAAGCAAGGCGAGGCACGGGGAAGCACACAACAACAAGGAGGGGTAGATTCTTTAGCTTCTCTATCTGGATTAGGTTAATCATGGAGGTTAATTATGGGTTATGTGGAAGTTTTAACAGATAATGGGCTTACTGTTGAAAAATGGCAAGCAGATTTGTTTAAGGAGTATCTAAGAGCGGCATATTGGAATATGTTTTCTGGGGCTTCTAGTAATGCTGCTATTCATTTGGTTCAGGATTTACTAAAAGGTGCCGGAGATGCGGTAACTTTAGGATTAAGAACTAAATTGGCTGGAGGTATTGTTACAGGTAATGCTACAGGTATAGGAAATGAAGGTACGTTTGCGCTGGTAAATGAGAGGATTACCATTGATAATGTTAGGGTGCTAGCGAAAATTAAAGATATTCCTATGACGCAAAAGCGGGTTAATTTTAACATCTTAACTGAAGCCCGAGATGCTATAGTGGAAAAAGGGCAAGAAAGATATGATGATGAAATTACCACGGAATTAAGTAGCGTTGATAATGGTCGTGTACGAGGAAGGTATTTGTATGGTGTAAAAGATAGTAATTGGGATGCTACTCATGCAACAGCATTAACTGCAATAGATAATGCAGCAGATAAAATGAGTGTTGGTATGTTGGAAATTGCCAAAAGGAAGGCACAAATTCCTGTTAATGCTGTGGCGAAGATTAGGCCTATTCGTGTTGTTACAGGTAAAGGAAAAATGGAATGGTTTACCTGCCATTTGCATCCTTATGCTGCTAGAGATTTAGCCAACGATCCGGCATGGAGAAATGCCCATCTTAACATTCCTCCTCAAGCTAATGCAAATAGTCCTATTTATACTGGGTCTGAGTATATGGGATCTTGGAAGGGTGTTCAGGTATATGAATATGAAGGTATAGAGTTGGTATCTTCTACAATTCAATGTGCTACCAATTTGTTCTTGGGCGCTCAAGCTATTGGAGTCGCTTGGGGACAAAGAAGTAAGTTTGGTGAGGAGTTTTCAGATGTTAAACATAATGTAACCTATGAAACCCATGAGATTCGAGGGATGGAAAAGCTGGTGTTTTCTAGGGATACAGAAGAAGATCATGGACTTATTCACTTGTACTCAGCAGCTGTAGCTGATTAATAGAAGGAGAGGTATATGGTATGGCTACTGTAGATGCAGGATTAGGGTATACTATAGGACAGTATGTACCAGGACAGATGTTTGTGGTTACACCTTCTAGCGCCGAAGAAAGTGCTAATACTTTAAGTGTGGATTTAAGTAGGTATTTTCACACTATTAAAGGTGTGCAGATTACTATTTTAGATTCTGGAAATAATGTAGCTACTTCTGATGTAGATGTTACATGGTCGGGTACTACAGTAACAATTGCTGATGGTAGTAGTTACAATTTGGAGGCGACTGATACTATTTATTTAACGGTATTTGGAACGCCTAAAGGATAAGGAGAAGAATATGGGAATGTTACGAAATGAGTATCATCTTTTTCTTAAAGATTTACTCGCAAATGACCATTATAAGGTGAATTGTACTTATGCTGTTATGACAGCTAATAGTGCCGCATTAGCTACTATTTACAGTGGTAAGGATGATTCATCTGCCGCTAGCAATCCAGCTACAACTACAGATACTAAAGGAGAGATTCGTTTTTATATGGCTTCTTCTATTAACAGTGTAGATGTTACTATTTATACTGCTAATGGTGAGGCTATTTTTATAAAAGGTGTGACTCCTAGTACACATGGTGTATGGATTGATAGACAGAAATTGAAACAAGAGTTGGTTATTCCTTTAGTGTATAATAGTAATGTAGAAACTACCACAGGATTTACCCCTGTCAGTCCTTGTTTGATAGAAGATATTGACCTTGTGGTAGAAACATTAGATGCTACAGAAACAATAGATGTAGGATTTAATGGTAGTACAACTAATGACCCTAATGGACTTATTGCGGCGGCTAGTATTGCTACTGCTGGTTGGGTAGCATTACAAGGTGTAGTTAATAATGGCAGTAATATTGATTATGTAGATGCTGTTAAATTAGGTGTTCTATTGGCTAGTTTTATTAACGGTTCTGATGCTGTAGTTAGCCAAGGTGGTATAGTTAGGAAGAAAACACATATTGGTGCTGCGGAAACAGATGCAAATATCACTTATACCTGTAGTGCCGGGAGTGATACCTTTGTAGGTTGGATTATTGTTCATCTAACAAAAACATTGTCTTAATTATTTAACTACTTTATAGAGGGGCATAAATAGTTGCCCCTCTATACAGGGAGTATAACTAATGAAATTTAATAAGCTTATATGGCTTATCGGTGATGCAGATACTTTTGTCACCTTATCTGGTACAACAGAGCAATTATCTGCTGGAATAGATATGGCCTCTGGTCAGTGGAAAGGGGCACATGTTATAGCAGATATTGATTTTGACGCTGGCCCTACTGATAATGTAGTTGTTAATATTTACGGTAGTTTAGATGGTACTAATTGGGATGATACGGCAGCTTATAGTATTACTATTGATAAAGGTACAGACCCTAATCAAATAAGTGTAAATATCGCAAATTTGGCCTATTTTCGTATAGGTTTGGTGCAAGATGGTAGTACAGATTCCCATAATGTAAGGTCAGCTTTTAGAGTATATCGGTGATGGTAAAAACAATGCGAGGTAAACAAATTAATATAACAAACTTTTGGGCTAAAAATTTGCTCGGTTGCTGGTTACTTACAGAAGGTATGGGGAAAACGATTTTTGATTCCTCTAAGAATAATTATAAAGGTACTTTAAATTTTGTCAATGTTTCTAATGCGTGGGTGCATGGTATTGGAGGCTGGGCCCTTTCTTTTGCTGGGGGGGCAGACAATGTAGAGTTACAAGATTTAGCCCAGGTAGACAATGCAACTGCATTAACAGTTATAATGCGGGTATGGCATACTAATTTAGATGTTGATCATTGTTTAGTAGCTAAACATCAAGGTGGTGTAAATGGGTTTTTCTTTGTTAGAGATGATGTTGCTAATAGTAGTGGACGTACAGATACATATACAATAGAAATTTTTGAATCTACTGGAATAGGTAAGATTGCGTTAGAAGGCGCAACTAATGCATCTAAATTGCAAACGTGGCAGGATGTAGCATTTACTTTTAAAGAGAATTCTACAAATGGTTTGCATTTATATGTTGATGGTGTAGAAGATGCTAATAGTCCTATAAATACTAATGGCATTATTGGTATTAATAGTGCTGTGCAACAATTAAAAATTGGCTCTAAATCAAATGACACAGATTTTTTTAATGGTAAAATATCCTATCTACTTGTATATGACAAAGATTTACCACTAGAAACAATAAAAAAAATACAAGCTAATATAAACGTATTATTTGAGGCATAAAAAATGAGTGTGGGCACAACTGCAAATGCAATAATGACAAGGAATGTTTTGATTAAACAGTCCTTTGGGTTGTTAGGTAAATATAATCCTCAAGTTGAGAGTGTAAAGCAGGCTATTGTAACATTAAATAGTATTATAAGGGAGTTAGACAAGGATATTCATCATTTATGGGCTGTGAGTACAACTCCTAGTACAATAACGTTACAAGCTAATGTTGTTTCTTATGATACGTCTGCTGGGTTGCCTACTAATATTTTACGGTTAGAAGAGGTTAGATTTCGGGATTCAGATGGTACAGATTATCCTATAAGGATTTTAACCCTTGCTGGATATGCAGATATAGAGGATAAAAGCGTTCAAGATTCTCTTATAGAATCTATATATTTAAACGAAGATAGAACTATAACAAATAGGACTTTGTTTATTTATCCTTTGTTGAGTGATGTAGAAACACAAAGCGAAGTAATTGGCGATGATGCTAATAATTATAGATGTATAAGGAATCATAATGCTACTACAGATAATAAGCCTATTACAGGCACAGATTGGAGGATATATTGGGAGTTAGGGGGAAGTTCTGGAGGGGTCTGGGCTGCTGCTACAGATTACACAGCCCCAGAAATATTGCTTTTATGGTATAGAAGGCCCTTGTATGATTTTGATTTGAGTGATGATGACCCTGATGTTCCTTTAGGGTGGGATAAATTATTGATGTATAAATTGGCACATGCGTTATCTTTTGGGATAGATGGTTTTGATGTAACCACCAGGGCACAATTAAAAGCTGAGGTACTTAGTAGCGAAAGTAAAATAAATCCTAGTACCATTAAAAAAACCAATGATATATATAATCACGCCACTTTTTATTAGGATATATTGTGACTAGAGATGCACTTATAACTATTGCTTTACGTACAGTAGGAGATACTTCTTTAACTAGTGAAGCTGCTGATGCGTTAGATATGATTTTGTATGAATTGGAAAGCGTACTTACATGGAGGTTTTTAGAAACTTCTACCACATATCAAACAGAAAATGGTGTTGATAGTGTTGCTTTTTCTTCATCTAAATGGCCTTCTGCTGCATTAACTAATTATTCTAAAGGTATGCTTATTAAGTCTGCGTCCGTTCCGTATGTGTTAACCCCAATTTCTTTTGCTTCTTATTTAGCTAAAAAGGATGCGCAAACTGGGGCACCACAAGAGTTTGCTTTGTGGAACGAAAGTTTGTATTTATTTCCTATACCTATTACTAATTCCTTACCTTTATTGACTATTTATTATTATAAAAATATAACATTACCTACTGCTGGATCAGATGTAATAAAAACCATTACTGGTATTCCTGATAAGTATTTACCT